GTTGTAATAGAATTTTACAATCCGAATTACCATTAAATGTAATTAAGTCAGTAGGTTGTGAACTGTTTACATTAATATTAAAATAAACATTTGATTCACAATAATTCAAATCAACAGAAATAACTTCGAGTAATTCTCCATCTTCACAAATTAAAAAGTCTCCATTTTTATAATAATCAGAATAGTCACAACATGGTTCAACTTGGTCAGTTGGTTTTACCTGTAAAAATTCAGGGAATCTACTGTCAAAAAACGGTGATTTAGATTTTGAAACAACAAATGTTTCTTCATCCACATTGTAATGTGTATAAACTCTAACTTTTGTTGTAGGTAAAACTTCGAATGTTTTATCTTGTGAACCATTTGTTCCTTTGGGTCTTGCAACAATCACACTCTTTTTTACTGAACCCAAACAATCAATTCTTGTTATTTCTTTTTTACTATAAGAAAAAGAAAAACTATAATCGTTATTATCCTCAGCATCAACGAATTGTTGGTGAGTAAAGCCTGAACATGGTAAATAAGACGCCGTTAATATCCAATCTCCTACCACTAAATCACTAACATATGTTGGTAAACTATTAGCAATCGTTGGTGCTGCTCCTCCCGATGTAAGTCTATATACAACTGAATCATGTTTTAATCCATGATTATATGTGTTTCTATATTGTACTTTAGGTTGTATTGTATATCCTGTTGATCCATCAAGATTTACATATTTTAATTGTAGACCTAAAATTTTAGCTTTTACTTCACAATTAGCCGCATCTGTAAAAATCAAATCAATTTCATCATCCTCAGTAACACCTGAAATTAAAAATCTACAGTTTTCATCAGAAACTTTATACATAGTTGCTAACGAGTCACCATAATTGTACGGGTCACTATATGTGTTACTACAATTTTTTCTAATATAAAACGGCCAATCGCTCCAAGATCCTTTTTGTATTGTTGTACCCGTAATATCAATAATAACATCAGATTGTAATTTACATTCTGTACTACCTGTGAATATGTCACATGGTGTTGAAAACTCAACATACATATTACATGATGGTGTTATAGACGGATCAGTTATAAAACTATATGTGAAATAATCTTGAACTGAACAATCACTTGGTCCATATTTTAAAGATGTAAATTTAACTTTGTCAATTCCATCAGAATCTGTGAAAAATTCATATTTAATTTTTGGTTTATATTCTATTAAACCATTTGCTAAAGTTCTTGTAACGCCACTTGTGTACGCGGTATACGGTGCATAGTCTTCATATCCCGCTGTTGCGGAATACCCTGTTACCGATTTATTAACACCCTCATCAATTAATGTTGCGATAGCAGATTTCCAAAGTGTTTTTATTGCGGAAACATCAGGACTTAAGTGATCTTTATAATCACAAATCAATGGTAACATTTGTCCTGATGTAGATCCTGTACAATTTGTTAATGTATAACCTGTATGTAAAGCAGCACTAAAACCAGATACTGATGTTGTACCACTAATTACAATTGTCATTCCTGTTGTCAAATCTTCATAATCAGGACCACCATAAACAACACCATCAATTTCTATTACCGGATAATATGTTACACCTGTTAAATTAATTAAACCTCTGAAATTAACCTCATATCCAAGTAATGTTTCAATATCCTCTTCAATTGCCGTTTCAAAATCAGGATATAAGTCTTCTATAAATTGTTTTGGTTGACAACCGAACTTATATTGATACTTTGGTCTTCCGAGTATAGTATTCTCAATTAAATTACCTCCTGTCCATAAAGTGGTGGAAGGTATAATTTGATCCAAAACTTTTGTCCAATATGGACTCATTCTTGTTATAAATTCATGAACATCAGGAAAGTTGTATGGAATAAAATTATTATTAGTTACATAATCTTGGTAAATGTCTTCTAATTTTATGTAATTTTTTCTATACCTAATTGTATGAGAATTGGTTATCTGTTCGTGAATAGTTTTATCTAAAAACTCGGCAAACGTTAATCCTGTTTGTGGTAATAATGTTGCACTTCCGAATGATAATTCTAAATCTCTTGATTTTCTATATATGTCATAATCTACAGTTTGTGATACTGAAAGATAAATTCCAATGTTTTTTCTATTAAGAATAAACGGTGAACTTTCATTTAATAAAGTTTTTTCAGTATCAATAATACTTTCTAATTCATATCCTGTATCTAATCCAGGTAATGTTCTATAATTGTCAAAATATTCTTCACCGAATGAATATGGTTTGTTTTTTGTAACAACAGTTTTTGTTCTACCTGTTAATGTAGAATTTTCCTCATCTAAAATAGTAGAAGATCTATGATTTGATGTTAGATCATACCAACCTGATCCAGCTTGGAAAAATTGATTTTCTGATGAACCAGATAAAAATTTAGGTAGTGTACTATTTCTTTCTACAGGATAACCATCTCTATCTAAATTTGTTGATCCTGTTACAGTTGATGTATTATAGGAGAACGTATTCGTATTAAGTGTTGCCGAGTTTGTTGTTTTAACACCATTTATAACATCAAAAATATCTTTTTCTAAATTATTTGATTTTGGAAATGATTTAATTTTATATGCATACTGTTCCAATTTCATCATTGGTTCGGCCGCACCAATAAATTTTAAAAAGAAATTTAAAGATTTCTGTGTTCCTTTTGATTTATAAATGTAAGCGAGATTTATTAACATTCTTCTATAAAACTCGTACTCGGCATCTATAATTGATGTACCGAAAGTTAAACCTGAATATTGAGTGGAGGTTTGAGTATACAAAAGTTCATCTAAATCTGTTTCATCAAAAAGATTAATTGTATCTAACCCTAATGTTGTTGATAAATTTTTTAATAATACATCGGGTAAATTATTAATTCCATCATAACTCACATTTCTCATGTAAGCAATGTTATCAATAAACTTTTTTATGTTATCGAAACTTTGTCCGTATAATTGAAATATTGATTCCGCTTTTTGATCTGGTGTGTCAAATTCAAATAACTGTGGTGCAACCAAAAATCTTGTTACGATATTAGATTTATAATCATCTATTTCATCTGCTATATCAGATACATTAGTTAAGTATTGATCAAAGTCTAAACCAACGATTTGAATATTCCATCCATCTTTAGACATTGGCCAAGAAAATTCAACGGTTACTATACTTGTCTTTGATTGATCAAAACTATCTCTCGGTACTTTAAATTTACTTGTGTACTTTGGGAAACCGTCTCTGTTCAATAAACATTCTTGTACATCATCTAATGATAGAAAAAATTCTTCTTTTACCGCATCGTTTGGTCTTATTATAAAACTGTCACTAAACGAAGATGCATTATTGAAAGGATTTCCATTTACCTTTAATGTAATTACGTTTTGACTATTAGGTTGACTATAATTGACGACATTATAAGTTTTTCCACTTATTTCAATCACATATTTTTTGTACGATGAGTATAAATCTCTCAAAGGATTTTCACTTCCTTTCGCATTTGCCGCCACAGGTTTTGTTAACTTAATATCAAAAACGTTATATAACATCCCAACCTCAATTTTGAATTGTGTTGTTTTTGTTGGTACGTCATATGAAGCTTGAAACGCTGTAAGTCCGCTAATTGTAACAGGACTATCTTTATCAACATATAAAGCAGCAGGAAATTTTTTGATTATTTGTTCTATTGATACCCTAATTCTACTTTTTAAGGAACCGTATAAAGATTTTCCCGTATCATTTTTAGAAGTTCTAAATCTTATTGATTTTTTCTTTTGTGAGATACTTTGTTCAGTAGTTACAGGAATATTTGTTGGATCAACTTTTAACTTCTCTAAGTTAAAATATTCTGAAAAGGGATTTGTTCTAAATTGTTTAGATTCTTTTTCAGGTGTAGATGTGTCTAAATCAAAGTTCGAATTAGTTAATTGACTACTACCATTGGTAATTTGATTACCAACGAGGTTATCGCTGAATGTATCCGCACCACTTGCCGCACTACTTGGAACTTTTCTTCTTGCCATTATACTTCGGTAATTGTATCAAAACCTAATGTTTCATCTATATCAGTTCTCTCTTCTCTAATCTCATATAATGTCTCATCAAGTTCATCTTTAATTTCATACAAGTTATATTGCTTGTATATATTATTATTTTGATCGTAAATTGTATAAATACCAGGAGTAATTGCCTTACTTTGATTACCGTACAACGCATTTGCAAGTGTACTTGCATCATGTTCAACCATTTCTATTTCTATTGTTGTTGGATTTAAAAAAGTATTTGTCAAAATAATCTTTTGACTTGGTGACCCTATAAATGGTACAGTATTTGGTTTACTTGATGGTGCGGACGATGGTGTAAGTGTCAAAAACATTTGATTGGTGGCACTTTCACTATATTGATATCTGATCGCCTTTTGTGTGGTACCATTTAGATTTGTTGTAACAGGTGTACAATAAAAAGAAGATGTTACTACTCTATAAAAGTTTGGTATCTTTTTATTATCCGTCGAATTTATATATTCAACTCTGTAACCAACTAAACCACTCGGTACGAATTTATTTCTATCTTCAGTAGGAACGTCTGCTATGTTAATAATTAAACCTCTAACCGATGGTAATGACGCTAAAATACCACAATCTGTTATTTTGGTTCTAATTTGTTTTGGTCTAATATATAAAGTATAAACTCCTAATTCAGAAAAATCCGTTGCAGATAACTTTAAATTATATAAACCACCTAAAATTTCAACATTTGATTGTCCTCCTGTTACACCATTATGATAAACAGGGGTTAGAACGTCTTGTGGTGTTAATTTTTTATATTGTACCGTAGAATTCGCGGTTCTACCAGATGCATAGTGATATATAATTTCTACATCAGCTGGTGATACGTCTGCGGGTCTTATTATACCATAACTTCCTACTGCCATAAACTTTTATTAATAAATATAATTTTTATTGTTTTTTAATTTTAAAATATCCATTTCCGT